TGCTGTTCCTTTAACTTGTTCTCCATATTCATCAATGAAAGAAAAGTCATAATTTTTACCATAAGCCAATACTCTTGCACCAACCAACACAGCGTTTTTATCACCAACTAGTAAATCGTTGTAATTAACTTTTTTATCAACGATTAATGATTCTAATAGTTTGTCTAATGCTTTTCCTTGTTGAATTAAGTTTGCAGATGTAAGAATATCTTCATCTCGTGCAGTCATATATCTCATTTCTATTTTACCACTTGACAATGGATTGTCTTCTGGATAGAAATGTCCCCTCGACGGTAAATCAATGATTTCCGTAGGAAATTTATTTTGTGTCATTATTACTCCTTTGTTTAAAACCTTTTAAATAACTATATTATTTTTTACCACCAAAGATTTTTTCAGCACCTGCGATACCAAAACAACCTAATGTGATAACGACAAATGAATTATAAATAAATTCTTGAATTACTAATTCATTACCGAATGCACCAGTAACCATATCAACAATACTTGTTATTGTCATTACTGCGAAAGACATAAAACCAATTATTGATTTTTCATTATATTCATTTTTATCTTTAAATATTTCACTAAATCCCATTTTTTATCTCCTAATTATTTTTAATATTTGATGGGTCTGGATATAACAAATATACAACACCACTACCACTTACTCTTGATAAACCGATTTCGTAAACTTCTTTTTCAGTAAATTCAGAAGCGGCTATTGTTTCTCCGTGTGGTGTAGACAACACGGTATCACCAGCTCCACCTGAACCAGAAACAAAAAATCCACTTGCTCCTTTTTCAGAACCTGTTGCATAAAAATCTTTTGCTGTTACTTTGACAATTTTACTAAATTTAGGTGTATAATCCATTTTTTATCCTTTAGAATTGTAGGATTGCGTAATCATATTTCAATGTTAATGCAATCTCAACTGGGTCTGATGTTGCATAATCCATAGCTCCAAAATTAGCAGCTTCAATGTAAGTTCCTTTTAAAGTCCACTCCTCAACAATATCTCCAACTGGTCCTAATAGATTAAATGTGATATCTCTTTTGTAGAAATCAGAATAACCTTGACGACCTGTTACTGACTCGTGGTGTTCTCTAACCCACTCCATTACTGATTGAGCGGCTGATGGAACTACTGGGTCATACAAAGTAATTTCTAATGGTTGCCATGCACCTTTACCTTTTACATACCTTTTAACATTTATGTGTTCTAACACCACTTCATCAAACTGAATAGAAGGTCTATTCATTGCTTTGATTGTGAAGGCTGGTATACCTTCAATATACATAATGAACCTATTCTGTGTTTTAGGTTCAAAAGGTGTAAACATAATTTCTGATGGGTCTAATAGTTCAGCCATTATAAATTCTCCGTGTTTATATTCAATAATAAATATAACGAAATGAAAAAAATGATTAAATATATTTGAATATGTTTTGAAAGTTTTTTGAAAGTTTTTAGATTTAAAAAAAACCCCACTAAAAAGTGGGGCTTTTTTTCTGTCATTAACTATTATTCAGGGAATGTAGCACCTGTTGGTTGAACTACAAAGTCTAATACGATAAACTCAGCTGTTCTTGTTGGTTGAATAAATATCTGTCCGACTAAACGATTTCTATCGATTTCGTCAGGAGTGTTATTTGTATCATCCATAACCACTCTAAATGCACTTAGACCACTATTTGACTGAACATCTTCTAAGAAAGGATTAACAACATTTAAGAAACGATTTCTTGTTGCTGTTGTGTTCTGTTCAAATACCAAGAAACGAGAAGTTGATGCGATAAATTTCTTTAATGAAATTAACAATCTTCTTACATTTACTCTATCTAATGCACTTGGTTTTCCTTGTAATGTTTTCTGACCAAACACCACTACACCCTGTCCAGGGAAAGTAGCGATTGGGTTAACTCTATTTTCATACAACTTATCTCTCTCACTATGAGTTAGTCTAGATTGTGCTTCAACAACATCTGCTAAACCACCACGATTTAGACCTGCTGGAGCGAACCATTCAAAGGCTACCTCGTCATTGAATGCAATGACACCAGGTAAAACAACTGAAGGTGGCACCCAAGTTGGTCTGTTTGTGTTTTCGTCTATGACTTTTACCCACGGGTAATAAGTTGCTACGAAGTTTGAATCTAATGCTTTTACATTGTCAATCACAGTAGTTACTGAATCATTGTATTTCGCAGCGTCAAGAACAAGGAAAGTATCTGCTCTATCTTCTACTTTATCAATTGCGTGATTAGTAACATTTGTGTGTGTTCCGTGAATAACACCTGGTAATACCATCATATTGATATCAAACTCATCTGGATTAGATACTGCGTTAATAGCTCTCTTGAAAACTATTGAACCACTTGTGCTAGAACTTGATAAATCAAATCCTTGTGTGTTGTCTCCAATATCTGTTCCAACAGCATAATGAACTGCTGGATTTTGTCCGTCAAATCCCCATTGGAAAGGAATTGTAAACTTTCTTTGTTCTATTGCTGAATTAGAAAGTGTTATCAATTCTGTTTGGTCTGCAAAAGTTGTTGCTACTGCTGAAGCTCCGTCAGAACCTAACATATTTTCCAATGACATTGTTACATTATTACCTTGTGCGGCAGTTGCTGGGATTGGTGATAAGTATTCTCTATTATTAAGATTACTAAAGTCAAACCCATAAAATGTATTTTGGTCAAAGTCTGCTACTGATGAACTTTGGTTTGATTTAAATGATGCAGTTACTATTTGTGTTGCTCCAATATCTGTTGAAAGGAAAGGAACATATACTTTGTTAAATCCAAAAGGAACAACAGTAGTTGGGAAAGTTTCTAATTCTTTGAAATCTCCTACTCTGATGTGTTTACTTTTGTTTGGATAATCACCATAAAAAGTTAGTTTACCATTTGAATCTATTTCTACAAATCTATCACCAATTACTCTTGCGAAATAATTTGTTGAACTTGGGTCAAATGATAAATTGTCAAATTGTTCCATTACGGTGTCGTTGTCAGGTCTTGTTGAATCATTGTTAAAGTTTACTGAACGCACTTGTAATGAGAAAGTTCCGTAATCAGAACCAGCAACACTACCAGCATCTTGAACATTTAAAATGTTGATTTTGAAGTGTTGATTTACATTACTTCCGTGTGAACGAGTGTAAACTCTAAACAAGTTAGACCTTGTTCCACCAATAGTTTGTGATTGTATGAAAGGTGTTCTTGCATACTGGTAATTAGCATTACCTGTCCAAGTAGTCGCTGTTCCGTCATCATTGAATCCGGTTGCTCCAGTTGACAAATTTAATCCATTTGTTTCGTGGGAAGCGGATGCAAAACTACCTGTTAGTTTGTTGATTAAATCTCCGTGAAATGATTTAAAGTTTTTATACAAATATACCGGTTCTGAATTGTTTTGTGGGTCATTAGTTAAAACTTTATCAATGTAAAGTGCACTGGAAGTATTAAAAGAAATTGATTTCTCTAAATTACCAGTTGATGAAGTTACAGCTAATTTAAGTGAACCTGTTACATTTTCAATGGTTTTTAGTGAACCTGAAAGCACAACTACATCTTTTGCAAGTCTTGTTGGTGCTAAAACTGACAACAATTTTTCGTGTAGGTAAGATTCTGCAGTGCTTGCAGTTGAACCTGAAACGAAAATGTTAATGTTGTTAGCTTGATAACCACCAATTGCAAGGACTCTAACAATTGTTACTGAACCAGCAGATTTTAAGTATTGTTTAGCCGTGTAAGGGACATAAAAACGAGAATCTAAAGTTCCAAATATTTCTTCAAACTCACTAAAATTACTGATTTGTGTCGGTGTAAAAGCAGGGCCTTTTTGTGTAGGCCCAATTAACGCCGCACCAATTTCAGAAATTCCTTGTGGTAAGAAAGATAGGTCTTTTTCTCGTGTAAATACACCAGGGCTAACGATTCTTTCTGCCATTATTTTTCTCCGATTGGTTGAAATTAAAACTAATAATAAATATCAGCTTAAAATCTCAAAAGTGTTATATGATACTAATTTTTTTAGTTGTTATCAGTTTCTTCAGACTTAACAGGTGTATATTCTCCTGTTTCAGTATTTAAAGAACCTGGGCCATATTTTTCAGTTAGAGATTGAACTAATTCAGCTTCTTTTTTACGATTGTCTTCCCAAGCGTTTTCTAAAGTTTCTTCTGATTGTATCAATGAATCTAATTGTCTTTCTAAATTCATTCTACTAACTTTTAATTGACCAAATTGAGTTGAAATACTTGCGTAAGTATTTTGTAACCCTTGTAATGATTGAAGTTCTTCATCAGTAAATTTTACTGCATCACCTTCACTCATTTGACTTTTTAGTTTTGTTTCTTCAGCCATTGTAACTCCTTTATAGTTTTACTGCTCTGTATCTACGACCTGACGAATCTTCGTTTTGTAGTTCAATTGCTTTTTCCCAGGCCTCTTGTTCGTTTTCATACGAAAAAGTTTGGGTATCACCAGAACCACTTAGTTGACTCCAAAATTGTTGTTTGGTAGCCCAACTAGGGTCTTGTGAACCTGTTAAAAAATATTGTTTTACTACTATCCAAGTCATATGTTAATAAATATCAGTTTGTTTTTGTTTATTCAA